CTTCATAGTTCCTTCCCCGTGTCGTCTTATAATTTCCCTTTCAAACTCTGCGCCATCTTCCGCACTCGATAACTGATTAGAGTTCTTTGATTGCATGTGAATATTCATCTCATCAAACCCTATCAAAGCCCCGTGTCCCGACATAGATATGAAGTGTCCTGCATCTGATTCCCTCCAATCTTGTATAACCTTGTGAGTGGCAACACACTTACCGTATTTGATGAAGTCTCTACAGCGTACATAATCACTCAATATCGACCACGCCTTATCTTTTACCTCTGCATTACTTCCTTTGTACCGATACTTTCTAGGGATAGACCCGTAGTAAGGGAGATTGAGTTTTATGTATTCCTTTATTCGTTTAGTTGCCATTGATTATAGACTTAGTTGTTTTAACCTTTTATTGTCTCTCTCAAACATCGGATTGTAACCTAGTTCAATCTCTTTCTCCTGTTCAAGCACATTACCCTCGTGATAATCAGTACCCCTTAAGTCTTCACGATCTCTTAACACTTGCCTCCACGCCCGATTATATGATTCATACTCCCTAGCAAAGTCTGAAAGCTCTGAGACTGGTATAGATGAAACAAGTGCCAAATCCATCTTACTTAGAATGATTCTAATAAGTCCTCCGTCCTTAAATCTCCTCTCTCTTGAGTTAGTATCAACCTCTAGCATAGCCTCTACTTGGTCGTATATAGTCATGTTATTTTTTTTGAACACGTTTGACCGCCTCTCTTAGTAACTGTGGTGTCATAGCCATAACTTCGTAAGTGAAAGCGTCATAGATGAGGTCAAAGTCCTCTATAATCCCTTCGTCAAAGTAATTCTTGAACAGATAGTTACGCATCTTTTGACTATTCTTTCGAGGATCTTTAGCCTTCACCACCTCTCCGTTTGCTTTGGTTATGTCAGCAGTTACAGGAACAAGCTTATAAGTAACTGAGTATTCACCGTTCTCGTTATCGTCTTTGCTTTCCCCTACAATCGAGCAGTCTGCCCTGAGTTCGTAATTGTGGCCTATCGACAACTCTGTAGGTATATTCACCTTCCCATTTATTTTAACGTAATAGGTTAGGTTCATAGATTAGAAAGGGATTTCATCAGCCGTTACACCGTCATCTATAACAGGGGCAGTTTTAGCTCTAAACATAACACCAGCTCCTACAATTGCGCCGCTTTTTTTTACACTTTTCTCTTCTTGCGTTTGTTCAAGTGCGACAAAATGGGTTTTCCAAAGTTCCCATGTATCGCCAGTTTTAATTACTTTTGGTTCATTTAACGGCACTACCTCTGCTTTTAACTCACGAGCTACGACCTCATGTCCCTGCGAGTTGGTGAAGCGTCTTTCAGTAATTTTGTCTTTTGGTACTTTTGTAACATCAATACTTATTTTAATTCGTTCGTTCATATAATTTTGTTATTACCAAGGAAGATCTTCGTTGTTAATTTCTCCTTTTACTGGTTTTGCATTTTTAGTTACATTTGCAACTGGTTTTTGTACTGATTTACTAGCCAAGTTAGCGTCATCATCTTCCGCTTCAAGGGCTAAAAGGCTTTGTAGCGCATATCGTCTAAAGTAAGTGATAGCTGAACCTGTCTTTTGAGCGTCTGCACCTTCTGGGATAGGGCATGTATAAGCTTCTATCTCTTCACTATCTATTCCCATTAGTTTTGTCTCGAGAGCTAGTTTTCCTTCGATACTTGTAAGTCCCTGTAAAAGAATCACTCCATGCTTGTTTAGGATAGGCTTTACCTCTGCAAGAAGAGTATTTATATCGAAATACTTATTCTTGAAGTGAGGATTTACTGAATCCTTTTTTATCGCTCCGATTTCCATCTGAATTTTTAAAAGTTTTTCTTCCATATTAATTGCTTAGGTCTATATTAAATTGCCACTGCAATATCTTGCCAACCTTCGCCGCCTCTTTGTGCCTATTTTCCCCTACAAGCCTCTCAAATAGCTCTTGTGCTAGATATGCCTGTTTTGTGCTTTCCATGGCCTCTAGGACGCTTATAGGGCTTTCTGGGAACTGTTCTGGTGGGTAATCAAGCTCAGATAGTATCTTTTTCATATTATTCTTCAAAGATTAGGTCTGCTTTGTCCAAAACTTTACAATCGCTAGGGCAGTTAGCCATCTCCCACTGTTCTCTAGTGCCACACCACTCCAACTGACCATCTCCGTCTACACCTACCAAGGCCAAGTGTGTGAGCTTGAGTAGGAGTTCGTTTGCTATGTAGATCATTAGAGGTTATTAATTATGTCAGCCAATATTCCTGTAAAGACCACGATGACTCCTGTGAAGAGTGCTACGTTTACAGTTATCTTTGATTGCATCTTTCGCTTGTTTGCTTTCTTCTGTGCCTTTTCCTTTGCGTAAGTTCCTTGATACATTTTTTTATTGACTAGCTTCTAATACTTTAAGAGTATCATCTAATAGGAAACCTGCAAGCAAGTTATCCACAGGTTAGATTTTCATCTTGTTAGCCAAGCTTGAAGTATCAAAACCGCTACTGAGTTCCTTCTTATCTATTTCTGGTACGGGTTTACCTAAAAGGTTGAGCTGGTCTGTTTGCATGAGGTACTGAACCTTCTCCTTTGCCCCTTGTATCGCACCTGCATATTTTGAACTCACTCCTCGATCCATAAGTTCGGCCCAATCCTCTACTTCCATAACATGCGTGTAGTTCCAACCCATCTCCCTGTGCCAATCTTCTCGAATAGCAATAATGTCCTTACCCCTTACTACTCCATTCTTAAACACGCCCTTTGAGTCGCTCATAAAGGCATAGAGAGCAGTTTCGAGTTCGCTCTCGTCGATCTTTATAAACTCGTTCTCTCCATAACCCGTCTTGATGATGAAATATCGCATTGTTTTATTTTTAACTGCTAAACACTACATTCGGCTTCTTCGTAACCTCACCTTGATACCGCTTCCATTGAGCTTCAAGCTGCGCCCATTTTTCCTCAAGCTGTACGGGAGTCGTGATACTTGGGAAGAACTGCATCGTATTCGACTTGGAAAGAAGCGGGATTACCTTTAAAAGTCTCTCTTTCCCGTGAATAGGAAGCATTCGCTCAATTGAGGCACGTTGAGTCTTGTTCGCATACCACTTCCCATAGGCAGGATTCACTCCCTTAAAAGAATCTATGATGGCTACAATATCCTGCGACGGCACGTCGCTAGAGACTTCTTCTTTACTTCTTTCTTTCTTAAGATTCTTGATTGTGTCCGTTTGTTGTCCGTTTGCTGTCCGTTTGCTGTCCACTTCTTGGTAGCTTTTCCATTTAAGTATTGTAATTAAACGGTATTTTGTGGTCTTTTGTTGTCCGATTTGTCCACTACTTTCCAGATAATCCAAAATCCTCTCAATCGTCGTTTCAGGGATACCAGTTTGTAAGGCTAGGGACTTACGTCCTGTAACAAACTCACCTGCTTTTTGCTCAATCTCTTTGCCCATCCATATAAACTTATTCCTATTATCATGATTAGCTAAAAGTAATAATGTAACCCACAAAGATAACCATGCTGGCTTCTTCGAGATAGGGTTGTCTAACACTTTCCTATGCAATTTTATCCATCCATTGTTCATTTATTTTACAAGCAAAAGGGAGTAAAACACTGGAACTCCGCGATCAAACGGAATGATGTCTTACTCCCTGTTGCTAACAAAAGTCTGTTAAGGTTGATCGTATATTGTTCCATGCAAATATATTACCATGGAACAAAATCACTATTTCAATCGTATCTGTGGATAACTACGAAAACAAAGACTCCCCATCAACGCTTAGTTAATCATAGCCTCGACCCAAGCATCTAAGTTTTAATGAGGAGTCTTTATCTTCATATAAATTATACCAGTTATCCACAGGGGGTTTTGACAGAGGTGTGGTACGCTAAATACATGAAACCTAAACTAGCCTACGCAATAGTTTCCAAGGAGAAGCCATCAATTAACCTTAACCTTATATTTTCTAAGCAACAGCTGGAAGGACTGGAAGTAAACAAGGATGAGAAGATCGTACAGGTAATAATTAGTTTAAAAAAATGAGCTACACACTACACATAGTTATTTCAGATGATACCGACGGCGAGTCTCTTATCGTTCTCAAAGAGACTATAACCAAAACAAATAGAAGCGAGAGTGCTTTGGCGTTACTCAGAGAACCTTACTTAATATCAAGGCTTCTCGATGATGCTGAAACATATAAGGCCGTAAAGAGAGAAGTATTTTCATAATAAAATAAACGGCCATGGTATACTCTAAGAGTATGCACCTTCTTAAATCACTCAGAAAACTCGGCCGTGTTTATAAGTCAAAACATGGTGGTTACGGCAACGAATACACTCTGACTTTCAATACAAAGCGAAAGACTGTCTACTTAAAAATCAGTGTTTTCAAAAGGAAGTAGTGATGCTTCCTTTTTTATTGTAGAATATTATTGTGTATGTCCATAGTACGAGTACTAACTGACGAACAAATTAAAGAAGCTCAACAGCTGAGATTAAGCGGCTTTACAAAACGTCGATTAGCTAAATACTTTGATGTCTCTGAGACTACTATTTGGGATAACGTATTCAAGGAATATAGTAAAAGGTGTCCTAAATACAAAAGAGAGAAGAAGAAGTTTAAAGTAATCCGCTATAAGATCGTGGTATTCGTGGTAAAATTGAGGAGAGATATGGGGTATAATTCTATGGACGTTGCTAATGAATTAAACCTACCTCTTGAGGAGATAAACAACATATACAGCAACTATTCTAAGTTATAATATTTATATGGAAAAAGTAGGTAGACCAACAGTTATGACTCCCGAAACAATAGCTAGGCTAGAGGATGCTTTTCTAATAGGTGCAACGGATAAAGAAGCTTGTCTTGTGGCCAATATAGGAATGACTACGCTTTATGCATATTGTCAAGAAAATCCAGAATTTGCGGAGAGAAAGGAAGCACTAAAAGATACGCCTAAATATAAGGCAAGAAAGAATGTATCTGTTGCAATAGAATCAGGAGATAAGCAGGTATCACAATGGTATCTTGAGCGTAAGGTAAAAGACGAGTTTGCACAAAGAACTGAACAGACTGGAAAGGAAGGAAAGGACTTAATACCTGATAAAGAGTCTAAAGAAAAGGTAGACGTAGCTATAAGTTCATTTATAAATGACACTCCAAGAAATCCTCAACAGTAATGACCCTAAGCTAATCAGAGCTTTATTCTCTTTTGAGTCTACTGATTCACATGAGAAGGTTTTGTTTAAGTTCAACCTCTGGGCTAGATACTTCTTCCCACAATACTTTAAATCAAAGGATGCGCCATTTCATAAAGATATAGATCTCAATAACTTAAAGGCTTACAGAGGAGAGATAAATGCTTTTGTTGATATTGCGTTCCGAGGTGCGGCTAAGACAGCAAGAACTAAGCTATTCTTAGGGTTTGTTATTCTCAACGACCAAGAGCACTCTCGCCGCTATGTAAAGGTTCTATCCGCTGACGGAACTAACTCAAGGCAGATTACAACCGACATATACAATATGCTCGTGTATAGGCGTGTGGCGGATATATACCCCGAAGTATTCTCAAAGACAGACCTTAAACGTGAAGAGACTATGGGTTCATTTACTACTACAACTGGAATAAAGGTTGTGGCTGATACTGTAGGAACTGACCAACGAGGAGCTATCCAAGAAGATGCTCGACCAGACTTCATTTGGTTTGAAGACTTCGAGAACAGGACTACGTTGCGTTCTGCTGTTAAAACAATTGCTATCTGGGCGAACATGGAAGAAGCGAGGACTGGACTAGCAAAAGGTGGAGCGTGTGTGTATACCTGTAACTACATCTCAGAGCAAGGCAATGTTCACACACTGGTTACTAAGGAAACTACTAAGAAGATTGTGCTTATCATTCCTATTATTAACGATGAGGGAGTATTGATGTGGCCTGAAAGGTATACATTGGGTGACGTTGAGCAAATGAAACAAGACGACGATGACTTTGAAGGTGAAAGACTATGTAAGCCTAGTGCATCTAAAGATGTGTTCTTTGACCGAGAGTCATTGGATAATCAAAAAGTATTGCAACCGATTAAAGTAATTAGTGGCTTTAAAATTTATAAAGAGTTTGACCCATCGCATAGATACGCAGGAGGACACGATGTAGCAGGAGGAGTAGGACTCGACTCTTCCACCTCAGTGTTTATAGACTTTGAGCAATTCCCTGCTCAGGTTGTAGCGACGTATAACTGTAATACTATCCGCCCCGATACATTCGGTGATGAGATCCAGAGACAATCAGAGATATTTGGATATTGCCTTGTAGCACCTGAAAAGAATAATCACGGACATACTACGATTGCTAGGCTAAGACAATTAGAGGCTGATATTTTTATTACCCCAAAGAAGGACACCATTATCATTGCGTCCACTGCTAAAGAGTACGGCTGGCACACTAACGCCATGACTAAGCCTAAAATGCTCTATGCTTTAGCTAAAGCTGTTCAGAATGGACACATAGCACTCAACGATAAAGACCTCATAAGTGAACTGAAGGGTTACACACGAAACGACCTCATAGACGATGAGAAAGACCCACGCCTAACTACTAGGCACTTTGACCTTCTTATCGCTTGTGCCATTGCTTGGCAGATGAAAGAGTTTGCAACCTATCACAAGCCAAAAGGCATGACAGACTTAGAGATATACGAGCTACAGCAGCAGAGAAACTTCAGCGGAGGTAACCTGTCTCGTTAATCCGACCATTTAGTTAGCTATAATTCAAGCAATGAATACGGAATACAAAATCATTGCTGATTTGGACAAGATTGTAGATGCCTACAGTGAATCAGTGGAGGTCGCTTCTGGACTTACCCATAATCTAAAGGAGACAATCAGGACAATCGAGTTCTACGATAACAGCACATATTTATCAGGTAATAAGGATGAGTTGGGCCGAGAGAAGCCATTTTTTAACATTGGAAGTTACCGAGTTACTACCGCTAAAGTAGGCACAGACCTAGACGTAAAAGACCTTCGATTTGAGGCTGATACATTGAAGTACAGCACTCAAGCCATGATCATCAACAGGGAGCTATTCCAGTTCCTTAAAGAGATTAACTACTCAGAGTCTCTTAATGAACAAGGTTATACCCGTGCTAAATACGGAGGTGTAATTGTAAAGAAAGTAAAGGATGAAGACGGTATCAATATTGAAGTTGTAGACTGGACTAACGTAGAGGTAGACCCATCAGACATTCTCGGAGGAGCTGTAATCGAGACTCACTACATGAACCTCGCTGATTTCTCCATGATGGACTACGACAACAAAGAGGAAGTATTAGACCAGTGCAAGAAGCAATTTAAAGGAAAGCCAGCAAAGGTTGAGATTAAGGAGATTACAGGAACATTCCCTACTAACTACGAGCCAGGTAATGAGGACGAAGACCAGTATACTTATAAGACATACTGTTTCTACATCGCTATTGTAGGCAATAAGAAGTTTGGACTCTATCATGAGACTCTTAAGTCAATTGATGAGAAGTATAAGTATCTCGCATGGCAGAGGATTCCAAAGCGAGGACTAGGCCGAGGCGTATGGGAGGAAGGATTTGAGTCACAGTCATGGACTAACGACAGCATGATTATGATGCGAAACGCTATGGACTTGTCAGGTAAAGTTGTCCTTTCAACTAACTCTAAGAAGGTGTCGGGTAACGTACTCACTAGCGTTAAAAGCGGACACATCTTCGAGCTTGAGGATGGTAAGTCTATTTCATCTATCAACCTCTCCCCTTCCGCTCTCCCACAGATTGAGAATATGATTAACCTATGGGACTCACAGTACAACCGAGCGTCTTCTACCTACGACGCAAACACTGGTGAAGCTCCAACCGCAGGAACTCCATACTCACAGACCGCCCTACTTAATCAAGTGGCTAATTCACCATTTGAGTATCGACGAGAGGAAATGGGAATCTTCCAAACAGAGATTCTTAACGAGTGGATATTACCTGAACTAAAGAAGCGAATAGTTAAGGAACATAACCTTGTTGCTGATTATGATGATGCAGAATTGGATTTGATTGACGAGGTTGTAGCTAATTACGAAGGAAAGAACAAAGCTATCGAAGCACTCCTTAGCCCTTTCGCACAGCCAGTTACTCCAGAGCAAGATGCACAGTTCAGGGAGTCAGTTAAAACTTCACTCAGGAAGAACGGTAGCAAACGAGAGATTAAGATTCCTGAAGGCTTCCTCGATGTTGAAGGTCATATCACAGCTAACGTAACTGGTGAGTTAAAGAACAAGCAAGCAATCCTACAGTCACTCGACAGCATCCTAAAGACGATTATCTCTACGTTTAATCCTCAAACTGGAACTTACTCAGCTCTTGAAGATCCAGTGCTATCAAAGCTATTCGGTACTATCGTAGAAATGGCTGGCGTTCCAATCTCGTTTGGACAATTGAAGTCTAGCAAGCCTACGCCATCAGCTCAGGCGGCACAGGCAACTCAAGCGGCACAAGGAGTAGAAGAACTAACCACTGTATAATATGTCACTACAAGATGAACTAAACAGACTCGCATTGACAACAAACAGGACTAACAAGGACTGTCTAAACATTCTCGCTGGCACGACAGCAAATCCTCGTAGCTCTCAGATTGCAGCTAACATCTACGCTGGAACTACAGGCTTGTCAGTTCAAGAGGCGTTAAACGTAAAGGCAAACGTCACAAGTCGCAACCTATCAAGGGCTGAGGCAGCAAAGCTAATACCAATAGACTAATGGATATATTAGGAAGATTTTACGCAGATAAAGCTACTAAAAAGGAAGTACAAGATTACATTCTTGCCTTTTTAGGTGAGTATGCAAAGGATAAAGTGCTAACCAGATGTGATGTGTCAGGCATAGCCGACGCTAAGGATATTATCGACAAAGCTTTCGAGAATCTAGACATCATATATGCAATACCAAAAAGAACAGAGGACACCCCTAACCAATCGAGATAACGGCGGTAAGAAGCTCGATGGTAAAGCAATGGAAAGACTCTTGAAGAGATATCAAGGGATATTTAAGAACAATATACACGAGTTTGCGGAGCGTAATAAAGTCAATACTTCTATAGTTAAAAACTACGCCCGTTAATCCGACCAATGGACTTGATATACTAATCATGTTATCAGCTCGACAGTAAGCATAATCTGTCATTAACGCCAGGTGTGAGGCATGAACCACCAATCAAATGTCAGAAACAGACATTACGCCACAGGAAGGCACGAATCCTGAACCAGAAGTGGTTGAAGATACTGTTGCAGAGGAGACAAATGAAACTCCTGCTCAAGAGGAGACTGAAACAGTGGTAGCGGACACAGTTCCAAAATCACAGTTTAATCAGGTACTCGCTAGAGCAAAGAAGGCGGAAGCTGAGTTGAAGAGGACAAAATCCGCTCCAACGAAGACCGCCGACACTACAAGCGCTCCCTTGTCAGAAGACGTAGTTGATTCAAGAATCTTGAAGTCACAGGGAATGGCGGATGAACTTCTAAGCGAACTAAAAACTATCGCAAAGCTCCGTGGTAAAACCATGATGGAGTGTACAGAAGACCCAATATTCCTAGCGATAAAAGAAGCGGCAAAAAAGGTAAAACTTCCTGCTAGCCGTGGATCAGCTCCAGTCAAGAAAGCCAAAGACTTTACATCTAAAGGATTAACTCCTGAAGAACACAAAGCCCTTTGGAGAGAATCACAAGGAAGATAATAAAAATAAGTAAATAATATGGCTTAACCTAAGGCCACCGAACATTAACAAAGGGCAAAAAAGTTGATGTAGGGTAAAAAATTGGGCTAATTCGGTGAAACTCCCAACTGAAACAAGTGGACAACGCCGAGCTAAATTTATAGATAGATCCATAATATCTATAATAAATGTGTAACGACTATATACCCGACTCGAAAGAGATGACATAGTCTGAACTTATAGGGAACTATAAGAAGTAAGCGGTAAAAGCTTACGATAACAAACAGTAAAGTTAGGAACTAATGGATTCACTGGAGGCAACGGCGGCGACCTTACAGTAGATATCCCACAGATTTGGGGAGAGAAGATTAACGACTACTTCCGATACGAACTTCAGCTCGCAGCGTTCTTCGTTGACCGCTCAGATGAACTCGCAGACGGCGGTGCTACTATCTTTACTCCAAACCTTTCAGCTCTTTCGACTAACACGAAGACCGTAAACACCGAAGTTACTCTTTCTTCACCTGAGTACACCAAGGTTACCCTCGATGTATCAACATGGAAGGAGGCTTCATTCGTTATCGAAGACCGAGAGGCAGCACAGGTTAAGAAGTCTTACTACCTCCAGGAGAAGATTGCTAAGGGAGGTGCATTTGAAGTTGCACAGGATTTGGAAGACGCTATTGCAGCATTGTTCACAGGTATCACTACTAACGTAGTTGGACTTGGAACTGCTAACATGGCAGACTCATCTGTCCTCGCAGCTATCGCTATCCTTGAGACCGCAGGAGTACCAGTATACGGCGGAGACACAGCATTCGTATTCCACCCAAACACATTCTATCGACAGGTTGGTTCTATTGATAAGATGACCCTTTGGCAGAATACTTCTACTGAACTTCCTCGCTCTAAAGCTCCTACTCGATCTCTCTACTCGATTCCAGTTATTGTTTCACCTGCAGTTCCAGTTGGTGCTGGTGCAGTTGGAGATAACGGCGCACGACTCAACCTCCTCGCTCACCGAGATACCTTCCATTGGGCAAGGCTCTCAATGCCAGTTAAGGCAACTAAGGGCATGGTTGGTTCAGAAGGTGTCCGAGTTCAGCAGTCATACGTTCATGAGTACCTTGGTGACCTCGTTACCATTGACCTCTGTTACGGTGTTGTTGAGAACCGAGATGATTCAGCAGTTAAGATGCGATCACACTCAGTTGCAGTTGGACTCTAATCCAAAAACAAAGGACTCCCGAAAGGGGGTTTTTTGTTGCATGAATAGTCACACGTTGTATAATTAAATCATGTCAAATATAAATATCGCTGGCAGAATGGCGAAGAAGTCCGTTACTCGAAATACAAAAGGACAAATTATAAATCTACTGGATGAATCTAAGGGTGGTTGGATTATTAGAAACGGGCAGGTTGTAAATGAAGGCGCATACAAAGACCTACTCCGAAAACAAGAGGATAAAAAGGAGGCCGCTAAAGCTCGTCTCAATGAGATATCAGTTCCTAAAGAAGTAGAAGATATGAGAGCTGGAACCGCCCCTATTCCTAAAGTAAACATAGAGCAAGTAAAGCTAGAGTCCACACCAACAAGTCCAAGTAAGATAGATGTCCTCGAAACAAAGGTTAATAATATGGAAAACAAACTAGATGCAATCCTTAACGCACTCAAGAAGTAAGATATTGTTTTTACCAGGTAAGTATCCATTCTGTTATTACTACCGAGGATATCTTCCAGGAGTTTACAGCAACAGCATGGTGGTTTCAGATTTTGTAAGGTTGGCGACAGATATTCCTCATACTAAGATAGTCGATAAAGCCAAGAGCGCAGATATAGTTGTCCTACAACGACCCAACACTAAAGAGACTTTGGAGTTGGTAAAAGTATTAAAGACTATGGGTAAGAAAGTAGTGTTTGAGAACGATGACACCTATCTTGTAGGTAAGGGGATAATCCTAGAAAGGCTTGAGAACAATAGTCAAAGGAAGATAGCGGTGGAGATGAGCAAGCTTACCAATGAAATCCTAGCCCTCTGTGACGGAGCTATCGCATCAACTGAAATACTCGCAGACGAATACAGGGCAGTAAACCCTAATGTAATTGTTATAAAGAACTGTATTGATCCGCTCGACAAGTTCCCTTGCAAACCTAATACAACAGGTAAGTTTCGCATTGGCTTCATAGGCTCGGTTACTACAAACGACGATTACATTCACATAAAGAATCAGATTAAGCAGTTAGATAAGCGAGATGATGTAACGCTTGTGGTTATGGGGATAAAGTATAAAGACGGCACACATCTAAGTTTTATGGAGCAGGACTATCAGTTCTGGAACTCTATAAAAAACATTGAGTGGCATCCGTATGTGAGAGTCACTGAGTACATGCAAACAGTAGCTAAGTTGGCCCTAGACGTAGCAATAATCCCACGCCACGATAGTTACTTTAATAGGTGCAAGTCTAACCTAAAGTTCTTGGAGATGTCCTTACTTAAAATCCCTGTAATCGCTCAAGGTTTTAAAGATGGAACAAGCCCGTATCAAGGTGTGGATAACTCATACATGACAATTGTGACACAAAATGCGCAGTGGCATGATACAATAATTGATGTCAAGAACAGGTATTCTTTTTATAAGGAGCTTGCATGTAAAGCACACGACTACGTCTTAGAAAACTACAATATAAAAACGTATGCGAGTGTTTGGTTGGAAAGTATTTATAAGTTAGTTGGAATAAAAAATGAAAATAGATAAAGCATTGTTGGCTGAGGTAAATTACGAAGGTTCGCGTCTTATCAAGATTGAGAACGAAACTGTAACTGAGTTGCAGAAGGAGTTGTCAGCACTCCAGAAGGAAATCAATCCAATCCTCGATAAGCTAAACGCAGAGTATTACACCGTTATCGATCCTATCTACCAAGAGGTTCAGAAGCTAAACGAAGAAATTAAGTCAAAGAAGTTTGTTATTCAAGAGCTTACTAAGAAGTTTCAACCTGAGATTGATTCAATTGAAGCAACTGAGCAGAAGGCACAGCTTGTAAAGAATAAGCTCCAGCCTATTCTCCTTGAATTGGTAAAGGAACAGCTTGATGAGTTTGAGGTTGCTCGACACACTGTTAATCGAGAAGATGGTATCTACGTTGAAGTATTTGATGAGATTGAGGAGAAGGTAAAGTCAATTCGAGCGTCTAAGGCGAAGAAGTAAATGATTCCTATACATAAAATTATGGGCAGACTTGGGAATCAGATGTTCCAGTTTGCGTTTATGTATACATACTCGAAGAAGTTTGAAACCGACTACTATTTCCAAGACCCTTCATGGTTCGATGAGTTTAAGGAGGATATAAAGGTGTTATACGGGCAAAATATTGTCCCCATAGACCAAGTAGCCATTCATGTAAGGCGAGGTGATTACGTTGGCAATCCATTCTACGTTCAGCTTTGGAAAACTGATTACTATAAGAAGGCTATGGAGCTATTCCCTAACGAAAAGTTCCTAGTGTTCTCAGACGACATAGAGTGGTGCAAAGCTCATTTTATGGGCAATCAGTTCGAGTTCTCCGAAGGTAACGACGAGGTTACGGATCTTAATCTGATGGCAGGTTGTAAGGCAGTAATCATCGCTAACAGTAGTTTTTCTTGGTGGGGTGGTTATTTATCAAAAGGCAAAGTAGTCGCACCGAAAGAGTGGTATTCAGACAAGATTGAGAGGACTGTATGCCCTAACAATTGGATTAGAATATGAGAATTAGCGTGTGTATTCCTGCTTACGGGCAGATGGGAAAGGGTGCTGAATACCTTAGACACAGCCTTAACATGCTACGAAAGCAGACGTTTAAGGACTTTGAAGTTGTCGTATCAGATGACTCAAAAGACGGAAGCGTTGAGAGTGTTTGTAAGGAGTTTGCGGACTTAAACATCAACTACTCGCGCAATGATACGGCTTTAGGTATCAGTGGAAATACAAACAAGGCAATGTCCCTAGCTAAAGGGGATTTGATTAAAGTTCTGTTCATGGACGACTACCTCTTTGATGAGGACTCTCTAAAAGACATAGATAGAAACTTTGCAGGTGACTGGTTTGTATCTGCATGTGAACACGCACAAGACGATATGATTTGTTACAGGCCGTTCTTCCCTCGATACAATCATCTCATCCACACTGGCCTTAATACTATAAGTTCCCCTTCTGTTCTCACTGTTCGCAATGAAGGACACTTAACCTTTGATGAGAATCTTATTTGGCTTATGGACTGTGATTACTACAAGCGATGCTTTGCTAAGTTCGGGCCTCCTACGGTATCGAACAGGATTGGTATCGTAAACAGGATATCGGAGTATCAAACTACCAGCACTCTAAAGGAAGAGGTAAAGCGGCACGAGGTAATGATGCTCAAACAAAAATATGTATAACGAACTTTGCAAGACTCACTCGGACATTAACGAACATCTCCCAACGCTTCGGGACTTGGCTAAAGAGTGTTCTCACATCACAGAGATGGGTGTTAGGTACATTGTTTCGTCATGGGCCTTCCTTGAAGGAATTGATAAAGGGATTTTAGTTTCTATAGATCATAAACATCCGTCACACTACGGAGGTGACATCACTAAGGTGGAGGAACGAGCAAAGGAAAAAGGCACCAAGTTTACCTTCATAGAGGCTGATACTTTAAGCGTAGATATCGAGCAGACCGACATGCTATTCCTCGACACAGACCACACTTATAATCAGGTCAAAGGTGAGCTAGAGCGACACGCAAATAAAGTAAACAAGTACATTGTCTTTCACGACACGACATCTTGTGAGAAAGAAATCTGGCCAGCGATAGAGGAGTTCTTGGCAGCTAATAGTGGGTGGAAGATGTTTAAACGGTATACGAATAACAACGGCGTAACTGTGATAAAGAAATGTTAGCGACACCTTTGTACAACGGGCAGGGATTAGGCAATCAGTTAGCGAACTACGTCACCACTCGATGCATTGCGCTTGATAACGGTTACGACTTCGGCGTAATGTTTCCTGAAAGGTTCAAGGGTAAAACCTTCATGAACCTTGATATGGGAAAGCCTATCGTTGGGGGTGAAATCAGCGTTGAGGGCGGAGTGCCAGAAGCCTTACCAGAGGGGTTTACATCGTATTATAGGGAATACATCAACTTATACCCTGATGGGGCTGTAATGGGCGATTATGACCCTAAAATACCCCTCCTAGAGGACAATACTCTTGTGCATGGACTCCTACAGGGCGAGAACTACTACAAGCACAGGAAAAAAGAGATTAATGAATGGTTGAAGGTTGAACCTTTGCAGATGCCTGATAATCTATGCGTTATAAACTTTCGTGGTGGTGAATATAAATACGTCAAAGATTTCTTTCTACCTAAAGGTTATTGGGATAGGTGTATTAGCATAATGAAAGGTAAACGCCCAGATATGCAGTTCGAGGTTCACACCGATGATCCAGACGAGGCTAAAAAGTTCTTCCCTGACTTTAAGATTACAAAAGATATAGGAATTAACTGGAGGTCGGTAAGATACGCAAAGTATTTAATACTATCTAACTCATCATTTGGGTTTCTTCCTGCTTGGTTAGGTGATGCTAACCTGATTCTAGCTCCGATGTATTGGGAAAGGCACAATACGAGCAGGTGGCAGCTTTATCAGAACATGACTCATAGATTCCATTATGTTCATTGTATCTAATTACAAGTCAGACTACTCATGGGTGAAGAAATATACTGATAGTTTTGTTATCTACCATAAAGATAGGGTGAATGTGGGGTATAACATCAGCACCATGATGTCTTTTATCGTAGAAAACTACGATAATCTCCCCGATGTGTGTGTATTTGTAAAAGATAACCTCCTAGAGAGGCATACAACGGTGGAGGAGTTCGAGAAAGTAGTGAATAACACCTGTTTTACGCCGCTTTTAACTAAAAATCACGGTGTATACGAGCCAGTTAGCAGATATGTAGACGGGATATACGAAGAAAGGAACGACAGTTGGTACTTCCATTCATATCCCTATAAATATTTCAGTAGTTACAACGAGTTTGCTGCTCTAATGGGGCTTGGTAAGCCAGATTATTTAGCTTTTGCGCCAGGTGGGAATTACATTGTTCCGAGGGAGAATATCTTGAAACGATCTAAGGAGTTCTATGCTAAACTTTTAGAGTATTGCTCTTGGTCGCAGATAAATGCCGAGAGCCACGCAATCGAGAGAGCTTTGTATATAATCTGGAAATGACATACGATATATTTTATTTTTTCAATGAGTTCGACCTCTTAGAGATGAGGTTAGAGATGTTTGATAAGCATGTAGATTACTTCGTGATATGCGAGGCAAATGAAACCTTTGCAGGAAAGAAAAAGGATTTAGCACTTAAGGACAACATGGGGAGATACGCTAAGTGGAAGCATAAGATTATCTACCATGAGGTTACAGACGTTCCGACAGACTTTTGGGACAGCAAGAGCGACCAAAAGATTCTAGGTTGGGCGAGAAGTAGTCCTAACGTAACCAGAGAGCATCTCTGTTGGATGAAGGAGTTTTACATAAAAGAACATGTTAGAAAAGCACTTACTCATTTAAAGCCTGACGATGTTTGCTACATATCAGACTTAGATGAGTTCTGGAATCCAGACATGAAGCTCGATTTTACTAAAGACGTTGTATATAAGCCAAAACAGCTTCCTTATTCGTATTATCTTAATCTTCGTACTAATGAAGATTGGCTAGGCTGGAGCGGAACTATTGCTTGCAACTACAAGGTACTAAGTGGGGGGATATTAAATCATCTAAGGACTGACGATCTTACTGAGTTTGTCGTAGTTGAGAATGGTGGCTGGCATTTTGGAAATCAGGGCGGTGTCGAGGGTATCAAGCAGAAACTCTTGGCTATGGGGCATCCTGCTTATGATGTAAATGACCTAGTTCCTAAGCTTGAGGAGCGAGTGAACGCTGGCATAGATTTCAGGGGCAGACCTTTCAAGATGTGGGTAGAGGAAAAGGATTTACCAGAGTATTTAATAACAAATAAAAACAAATGGAGAGCAAGATTTCTGTAATCATTCCCTGCTACAGTTACGGAAAGTATCTCAGGCAAGCGTTAGAGAGTGTGTGCAACCAGACTGTAAGGGCGCACGAGATTATCATAGTCTCCGACGGGGCTATTGATGACAGTGTTGCCATAGCGAGGAAAGCTAAGGAGGACTTCTTTGACCAGAATATAATCATCATTGAAAAGGAGAATGGTGGACTGTCCTCGGCCCGTAATGCAGGTATCAGGGTTGCTACAGGTAAATACATAATGTCTTTTGACTCCGATGATATTCTAAAGCCTCGATGCCTGGAGGAACATTTAAAACTAGCTGATGAGAAATCTATGGTTACTTGTGGGCTTATGGCCTTTGGAGTTGAGAGTTACACAGCAAGGCCACGGGAAGCGACAATACCAATACTACTAAAGACCAATGTTATCTACTCAAATACCCTATTTCCTAAGCAAATGTGGGTAGATGTAGGGGGTTTTGACGAACATCCTGTAATGAAGAAAGGGTGGGAGGATCGTTTATTCTGGCTTGAGGCACTAGGTAAAGGGTACAAATCAAAGGTAAGTGACGTGGTGTGCTTATTATGGAGGCGACATCCTAATTCAATGTCAACCACAACGGCTAATCCTAACTCTGAAAGTCTGCAAAATTATATATACAATAAGTGTAAACACCTTAATCCGACCACATAAATTGATATTATTGTGGCATGTCAATACAATTCTCAAACACAACAACCAAGGCTGGAATAATCCAGAAGATAGAACAGTATTGTGGGTTTAATGATGGCGATATATCAGGTAATAGCACAAGGCTCGCTCAATTTACAGGCGATGTCAATTTGGCAGTAGACCAAGTTTTCCATATTGCTTTTCAAGCAGGAGGTACATGGCAGTTTGATGATTCAAATCACACAGACTACCCGATAATCACCACTAATATCGTTTCAGGGCAAAGAGACTACTCGTTTACATCTGATAGTAATGGAAACTTGATTTTAGATGTGTACAAAGTATTTGTAGCAGACTCAACTGGACTTTTTTCTGAAGTTCTACCTGTTGATGTTCAATCTGGCGCACCATCTAACTATACTGATGGCCTCAATACGGGTGGTAATCCTAACACCTACGATAAAACAGCAAACTCAATATTCCTTGACCCAATACCAAATTACAACTATACCGCTGGACTAAAAGTCTACATCAATCGAGAGGGTTCATACTTCGCTACCACAGACACCACTAAGAAGGCTGGTTTTGCAGGCTTATACCATGAGTATCTAGCACTACGACCTTCATACTTCTATTGCCTCCGCAATAAGATATTCGACCTCGCCGAGAGGTATAAGAGGGAAATGATGGAGATGGAAGAGGCGATAGCAGATTATTATAAAGCACGAGAGCGTGATGTCCAAAAAACACTTATAGGTGCTAGGACTTGTTCTCGATAAATAAAAACACATGGCAACATTCACAAAATTTCAACCTTTCGTAGAGAATCTAGCAGAAAAAGTATTTAATTTGGGTTCAGATCAGCTGGTAGTGGCTTTGACGAATACCGCACCAAACGCCACTGATTCCACTTTGTCGCAGATAACTGAGATTACATATACCAACCTATCTTCTCGAAATATAACAACATCTTCATCTGCTCAAACAAGTGGAACTTATAAACTTACGTTAACTGACCTAGTACTTACTTCAAGTGGAGGCACTACTGGCCCATTTAGGTACGTTGTTATATACGATGACACCGCAGCAAGCGACCAACTCATTTCTTATTACGACTATGGTTCATCTATCACACTACAAGATGGCGACACTTTCACAGTAGATTTTGATGGTTCTGCTGGATTCCTAACTATTGCTTAATATATGGCAATTGCAGTAGACGCAACATCTTCTGGTTCAGCATCAGCTACATCAGTAACAGTAGCTCATACCTGTACAGGTTCTAATAGAATTTTATTTGTTGGTGTATGGATCCAAGATAGCGGAACAGATAAGATTTCTGGCATCACATACAACGGAGTATCAATGACGCAGATTGGTAAAGTAATAAACGCTCAGGTTGAGTCAGTTTATCTTTATTATTTGGTTGCACCTGCTTCTGGCACTAATAACATAGTGATGTCTAAGACTGGTACAGATTTGGGTTACGTTCTTGGTGTTTCATACACAGGAGCAAAACAATCTGGACAGCCTGATGCGTCAATTACAAACGATGCAACTCAGGAAACTACAACAACGACCTCTGTAACAACGGTAACAGATAATTGTTGGACATTGTTGATGATGAAATCGACTGGTACTGGAAACTCTGCTGGTACTGGTACAACACTTAGATTAGACGGACCAGGTAATGATTCAACTGGTATATATGACTCAAACGCTGCAATAACTCCAGCTGGCTCTACATCGCTTATAGTAACTGGTGGAAACGACTTTAGGGCTACAGTCATGGCCGCTTTTTCACCTGTTGCTGGAACTAACTATCCAATAACAGCAGAAGCTGGCACGTTCACTTTGACAGGCATAGACGCAATTGTTAAATCAACTCGTAAAATTATTGCAAGTGCTGGAGTTTTTACCCTAACAGGAATAGATGCGGTACTAAGATTGGGTAAAGGAATAATTGCATCAATGGGTTCTTTCACTTTAACAGGAGTAAATGCGGTGCTTAAATTTAGTGGTTGGGTAAATATCACAAAAAACAATGCTTCAATGTCGAATACATCAAAATCGTCATCGTCTTGGACGAATCTAATAAAATGAAACCAGAACAATTACAGCAGTTAATAGAACTCCAAGAGAGAGTAGAGAAAATAAGCTTGAGGCCAAATCAGGTTACCTTTCTCGATACTATCTCACAAGAGATTCTAAGAAACTATGTATTGGATATTGTTTCCTCAACTACCCCTTCCGTACAAACATTTACAGCAAGCGGAACTTACACAGTCCCAAGTGGCACACGATATGTAATTGTAGAAGCCGTTGGAGGAGGAGCGGGTGGTGGCGGTACAGATAACTCAGGAGGCTCGGCAGGAGAGGTTGGACAAAGCGGTGGAGGCGGTGCTTATGTAAGAAAGCTTGTAGATCTTTTAGGTGTCACAAGTGTAACTGTCACCATAGGCGCAGCAGGTGCGGCTGGAGCAGAAGGTGTATCTGGAAATGGAACAGACGGTGGTGATACCACTTTTGGAAGCTACATTACAGCAGAGGGGGGTAATGCGGACGGCACTGGAGGTTCGGCTTCAGGGGGAGATGTAAATATAGATGGTGGTAACGCTGGTACAAGTTGGTTGCCTGCTCAGGTGGGTTCTTCTACAAACGTAAGAGCGCTTTCTGGTGATGGTGGTGGTTCATTCTTTGGACATGGAGCACCTGGAGCTTATGCTGCATCTGGTTCGACTACAGGGAAAACGGCTACATTTTATGGTGGAGGTGGTAGTGGAGGATCTTCATCTTCTGGAGGTGCTGACATCGCAGGAGGTGCAGGTAAAGCAGGATTAGTAATAGTAAGAGCAATATAATGACTATAAAAATACCTAACACGAATAAACAATGGGTCTACTCTACAGAGTCAGATGTAATGGGTAATGTAGTAAATGGCCATAATATAACCTTTGATAACAAAGGGTATCTTACGCTCAACTCCAAAATGGGTGAGATGACTGGCTCAGACACTGTAATTGATACAGTAAAGTCATTTGTATTGAGAGGTAGCACAATTGATGCTGTTACTACTGATGAGATTTACTCAGCTTCATCACTTTCAATTAGTTCCGTAACTCCATTCTTTGCAGACGCTGGCGCGACGCAAGGCGATGATTCATCTAATGGTGTGTATTGGAATGGATATACTGTATATACTACTGGAACACGATTGGTTACATGGGATGGTACTGATACTAACAGAAATACAGGTCTAACAAACTCTAGTTATCATCCTTTGTGTGTGTTTGAGTCAGCAAACAAAATCGCCGTCGGAGATGTGAATGTTGTAAAACTTTTCAATACATCATGGACACTCGACACTACA